TAATAAACTTCTGCCGAATTGTGATATTCATCACTTAACGAACTAAAGTTAAATTTAGCAGTATAAGATACAGACTCTTCAGTATAAGTTACTGAATATAAATCTAAAGCACCTACAACTGCTTTTGCTTGATTATATGTAGTTATATAAGATTCTGCAAAACAAGATATTCTTATAACTACGTTGCACGATTTTAAAGAATTACCTTTCGATATAAAATTACTTACATCGTCAATGTTATATATAGTAGCAGGATAACTTGTAGTCTGATTTATAATAACAGGAAAGACTTTGTTATTGCCGTTATTAGCATCTGATGCGATAAAACGAGAATCTCCGTTTAACCTTGCTTGTATTTTTTGTCCTATTACTGCAAACATATCTATCTAAGTCCTGATTTTTTAATCATTTTTTCAAGTAATTTATTCAAATCCTTTTTTACTCTTGCTTGTATTATAGATTCCATTTGTATAGCAGTTTCTTTAAATACGTTTTTTCTAGGTCTTTGTTTTGCGTTACCTAAGATTTGCATCTCAGCTAAATTGTAACTATTCTTTCCTTTAACCCTTATTGGTGTAGTCCTTTTTTTCATTGGTCCTACAAATATTCCAGGCTCTCTAGAATTACGAGCAGTTGTAATACCTATTGTTTTCCAAGTAGGCGTTCTTCCTTGTTTACGAGTTCCTTTAAACCTGTTAAATTCTTTTTTATAAGCTCTTTGCATCCTTCTTGCAAGTAAGTTACCTGCGGGACGAAGTGCTTTATTTATTTCTGTTCTAGAATCTCTAGCTGATAAACCTAAAGCTTTAAACTTTGCTTTAATAGCTTGTACTCCTTTGACTCTTATTGCGTTAGATTTACTCAAATCTTAACTTATTGAGGTGTTAATATCTAATTTAACATATAACTCAATGTATTCTTTTCGAGGGTCTATAATATAACTTAATAATTCATATTCCTCGTTAGTACTATCGTCTACTATTTTAAAAGTAGGGTCTATGTTGGTAGCTATCTGTGCCGTATATCTTATTTGAATGAAAAACAAACCATAAGATTGTAACTGATCACCTTCAAACTTTTCATTTATATTTCGTAATGAAGTAATTTTTTTAATTCCCCAAACCGTTGTAAGGGTAGGAAAAGATGACTCTACTCTTTCACCAAAAGTATTAGTATTAATTAATGGGTATTTTAATTTTAACCTTATGTTAAAGTCCCCTGCTTTTATGTTAGATATAAAACCCATAGACTATAGATAACATTTATAAGGTTGTAATAGTATCTCAGAAGCCATTGGAAACGCTCTCTTGCGATCTTCTCTGAAATAGTACATATCGGCTACAATTAATTTAATAGCTTGTTTAATAGATACAGGTATATCTGAAGCTGCATCTCCAATTCCAGTTTTAAATTGAAAGTAAAAAATACCATCTTCTGACCCTGTCAATTCACTCTCATTAATAGCATTACTAGGCTTAGAGTTCATTTTAACTTGACAAGGGTTTAAGTTTTTATTTGAAGACCAATTATCATCTGAAAATAAAGTATAAGTTGATCCTACCGAAGCTAAATAACGTAATCCATCGTGCGTTGATGCGTTACCAGTTAAAGTAAATTTGCAATCGGGGTAATATAAGCTAAAATTACTTGGTAAAGCGTTAAACCACAATTTGTATTGAGTCGTAATAAAATGTCTATTACAATAGTTTTCAGCCATTATTGTAGCGGCAGCAATATAAGCAACTAATAAAGCATCTTCTGTGGTAGTATCTATTCTTAGTTGATTTTTAATCTCGTTTGTTGTAACAACTTGAATGAAATCAGAATTTAAAGAAATTCGCTCTAAGTTACCATAAGTATTTCTACTAGGATTAAGGTATTCGTAGTTGCTAAAATCAAACATATAAGTTGTCTTCTGTATTAGTTTTAAGTAAAAAGAAAAGGGAAAGGGTTTTACCCCTCTCGCCTTTAATTAATTGTAATCTATTACGCTCCTGCTACACATTTAACAGCAGCTTCTTTGTTTGCTGTTTGAGAAATCAAACCATCAAGAAGAGTTGACATAATTAATCTAGTACCACCGTTAAGTGCTTGAGAGTAAGGGTCTACCAACATATCAAGTCCACCAAACATTGCAAGGTGTACTTTTTCCATATCTAGAATTAAAGCTCTTGCTCTAGTGTCATTAGCACCTTTACCTACATTAGAAGATAAAAGATAAGGAATGTTAAGTACGGTTTTATCAACTAAATTGATGTTACCTGCGTTAATACCTGAACCTGCTTGACCAGTAATTTGAGTAACTAAATCTGCATAAGCATCTCCGTTCATTAACAACTTGATAGATGACTTATTTACGTCATTACCTTGACTTAACATTAAGTTGAACATCTCTTGTACACGAGCTAAAGCAAGTGAAGAAGTCCAAGTAGCAGTAGCCGCTACACCATCTAAAAATATTGAAGTAGGTCCTGTAACATCAGCTACATTTAATAAGTTTGCTTCAAATTGAGACATAATCGCTGTAGCAAAGTTTCTTCTGAAAGCAGCTTCTATAGAAGAGTTTTGAGATATAGCAGCGTTAGAGACATTAGTCGAAGCTATAATCGTGTTAGGAGTTAATTCACCACCACCGATAGTACCTGCGGGAGTATTAGTACCTGAATCTTCAGCTTGGAAAGAAGCTGTTACACCTGCAATAATTGGCACTTTTTGAGAAGCACTTAATCCTGTGTACATATTAGCACCTGCACCTACTAAAACAGAAGCAGCGAACATATCATCAGTAAATGAACGAACATCAGAAGGAGAAGCAGAAGCTGTTAATCCTGTGTTATTAGCACGAGTTTCTAAAGCCGAGTAAGGAATTGCAACACCTCTAAAGTTTTGAGATGGGTTCTCCATTCTAGCTTCCTGGTCTAATTCTTTGATAAGACCTTCAACACGACCTGATTTTGCTGCTTTAAAAGCATCTACAAAAGAGAATCCACGAAGTTCTTTAGACTGTGAAACATCTTGAGTTCCAAAAGAAACAGGATTAGACGCTACCTCTGCGTTTAATTTTTCTTGACGTTCTACAACTTCAATGTCTTTAGCCATCTTGTCGATGCTAGTCATCATTCCATCGTAAGATACTTGCTCGTCTGCACTAAAGTCACGAGATTCGTTTTTAGCCAAAGTAAGTAGGTCGTTTGCTTTTTCAATAGCTACACCTCTGTCTTGGCGAATTTCAATCGAATTTTTCATATTCGTTTTTTTAAGTTTAATTCGTTAGTTAATAAATTTAATTTTGAATCGTCAAATGACTCTTCACTATTTTGCTCCACCAATTCTGTTGGGACTTCTTCTTTTTCAAAAGCCTCTTTAGAACGAAGTGCAACATCGGTATTAGCGTAAGCTCCTACCCCTACAATAGAAACATCAACTAATCGACCAATCTGATTGATTTGTCTACGAGTCGTATCTCCGTCTTTACTCCAATCATCATCAGTCACAGTAAATGCAAATGAAGATTCATAAAGCAAACCTCTTTTCATAAGTTCTGCTACATCTCTACCAGTTGTTGTGTCAGGTAAAGTAGCACTATATTTTAACCCTCGTTCATCTATTGATAAATCTAAAGTACCACCAATATTTCTATCCAACATTAAGTTAGGATCGTGATTGAAAGTTAAAATTACGTTATCTTCTAATCTACCATCGAATGCTCGTGTAGATATTGTTTCTCTAAAGCCTAAATCTCTACTATCAGTATCAAATAAAGCTGCGTAACCACTTACTCTAGTTTCTTTTGAATCTTCATCCATCCGAATCTCTAGGTTGCCGTTATATATTCTAGTTTCTTTGTTTTCCATAACTATATAGATTCTTTAGTATTAGTTCTAATTAATTCCATAGCCTCCGAATTTGTCATTAAGCAATTACTAGGATAGTTCAATTTTGAACCTAATTCTAACAAGGTGGAAACTTCACCACCTAACCAAGAGCAATCTAGTTCAATCACATAATATTTAGCTTTAGATATATTAAGCTCTACAACATTCCCAAACTTAACTCTATTATCAGAAGCTACCTCTTCGAATGTAGTCGGTAACACCTCAACTAAATCATTATCTATATCGTAAACCTTTCGAGCGTATTTGCCTTCAAGTTCTTTAGGTATTAACCCTTTGTACGTTGCCCGATTTAGGCATATAAATATATTTCCTTTCATAATTAAGAATGTTTAGATAAGCCGATTTTGTAGTTGTTGTCTATTTCTTTTTGAGATAAAGCTTGGCTATACAACCTTAGGTCATCAATAATATTTTCGTATTCCCGACCATTAATAGTGTCGTTACCGATTGTCTTAACTAAAGCATTAGTAATATCACCTGTTGTAGTTGATGTTAATGTTTGAGCTATACTATCGATGTACAACTTGCACGCCCCACCTGAATCTCGAGTTGAAGCTATGTGATACCAATCACCGTTTGTATAATTGCTATTAGCCCTCATAAATGAACCATTAATATAAGCATATAATTGAAAGTCATCAGACACTAGACCTGCTGAACCTGCACCTCTAGGGTCACCGCCTAAAGTTAATATAGTATTATAACTACTCCCCTTAGATGTATAGTCAGCTCTAACCCAGCACTCCATAGAGAATGCACCTGTACCAAAATCTAAACTAGAATCATCAGCCACTTCAGCATACCCAATCCCATCCAAATTGAATCCACCATCTCTTAATCGAAGCAAGTTACCTAGAACGTCTTTACCTAAGTCGTTAGGTGCTTCTATTAAAGTAATCTCATTAGTTCCGTCTGGTGTACTCTTCGCCCAATCCATCATTCCCAATTGAGGAATAGTAGGTTGTTTGTCATCGTATGTTGCACCTGTAATTGCTCCGTTATTTCCCTCTCCTGAACTATCGTAAGCAATCGAACCGCTACCTTCCGATAAAGCCCAATAG